AACTAGAGATATTCTATCTTTTCTTGGTTCGCATGGTATTGTCATGGGTATGTGGGTAGAGATAACATCAGGAGAATTACAACCAGACCAACAACTACAGTTCTCTGTACAGATGTCTGATAGACCAGCCATATTATCGGTTCGTAGCAGGATATTTCCAGGTTATTATCATTACCTATTCTGGGATGGTAGTTGTGTTAGGGATCCATCACCATCGGTTGCAGATGAACTGCCACTTGGGGCTTATAATGTACTTGAAGTAATTCCACTGATATATCTTGATGAAAGACCACAAGCAAGAAAGAAAGAAATAATGAGGTAAGAAATGACAGTAATTTCTGAGTACACAGTCCAAGAACGGGGAGATACAAACTATTTTGTTCCTAATTCAGAATTGGATGGAAACGCCAGAGGTTGTATAGGTATACACTCAGCAAGCGATTTTCCTATTGGAACCAAAATCATAATCACATCCATCGAGCCGGAAATGCAAATCGTGATGCCAGAGGGAATGCGATGGATAGAAAATGAAAACTATAATAAGATTTTGTGTACAAAAGATGATGCAGCAATTGCTCTTGTGTATCGTGATGGAAATCCTAGATACAGTGAACCCAGAGCATTCCAGTGGCAATTTCTAGAAAAGCAAAATTCACAAGTGGAAGGACAACAGGCTATACTAGAGTTGTTTGCAGAAAAAGGTTGGTATGGTGTTCACCATAAGTATGTGAACAAGAAAGAAAAACAACTTCCCCCCACGATACCAACAATTTACTAAATAGAAAGGGAGATCAATAATGTCAGTTTATGTTGATGAACTTCACATTGTTCTTCCTGGAACTAAGCAGAATTTCAAATACCCAGAATCCTGTCACCTCATGGCAGATTCAGAAAAAGAGCTAGAAGATTTTGCTAAGAAACTTGGTCTGAGAAAGGCTTGGAAACATGAAGACCATTATGATCTCACAAGAAACAAGAGACAGAAAGCAATCAAACTTGGAGCTATTGAAACTACATCCAGAGAACTTGCTAAGAAAAGAAGAGTGAAAGCACTGATGGTTAGTCAAACAGAAGGACACATTAACCTAATTCGTAAAATGGGAAAATAAAATGAACTCAGAAGATTACCTTACTAAATTGAAGGCCGGGGGTAATTTGCTAGAACAACTAAAGGTACATGCAGCAGAGTACACTGGTCCTTGTTCCCAAAGCATGCTCGTGATGCAGGCAAACCAAATAAAGAGACAAGCATTGTTGGATGCGAGCAGCAAAATCGAGCAATTACAAATAGACCTAACGGAAGCAATAACTTGTCTTCGCTTGCTTGACCAAGCTGGCGTCATACCCCAACTGGATTCCTTACCCAAGAAAACAGTAACAGCTATCGGTGGTGTTACACGAATGACAAGGGAATTGCTTTCTAGATACATATAATAAGAATATGAGCGATATAAAACCATTCAAGTTCCAAAAAGAATGTATTGAAGAACTAGAAAGGTTTAACGGCAGGGCTTTGTTAAGTGCAGATATGGGTCTAGGTAAGACCCTAATGTCCCTGTGGTCTCTGCAGAAGAACCTTAGCAGAGCCCTGCCTATCATTGTTGTTTGCCCTGCATCCATAAAATATCAGTGGAGAGGAGAAATACGGAGATGCCTTGAAATAAAGGCGTTCGTGGCAGAGGGCAGGAAGCCCACAAGGAAACAAACAAATCCCAAGGTCATAGTAATCAACTATGACATTCTTAAAGATTGGTTACCTTGGTTAAGATCTAAGAAACCAGGTTCTGTAATACTGGATGAGTGCCAGTTCATTTCCAATCACAACACCCTGCGTACCAAAGCAGTAAAGGCTCTTTGCTTAGGTGTGAATCATATCATTGCCCTCTCTGGCACACCCATGATGAACCGTCCTATGGAGTTGTTTACAGTGCTAAATATCTTGAAGCCAGTTACTTTTTCCAGTCGTTGGACTTATGGTATGAAATACTGTGATGGCAAAAAGAATCGCTGGGGATGGGAATTTAAGGGAGCAACTCGAGTAGAAGAGTTAAATGACTTATTGTTGAAGACCTGTATGGTGCGTAGAAGGAAATCAGAAGTATTGAGTGAGTTACCCAACAAGATGAGGCAAGTGGTACCGTTCAAGTTGGATAATATATCTGAGTACCAAAATGCCGATGATGATTTTATGGGTTGGTTAGAAAAGAGAGATCCAGAAGCTGTTTATAGAGCAGAACGTGCTCAAACACTTGTAAAGGTTGGGTACTTGTTACGACTTGCTGCTGAGTTGAAATTGAAGTATACGATTCAATGGATAAACGACTTTTTGGAATCCACTGATCGAAAAATAGTGGTATTCACTAAGCATAGAAATATGCTAGCTGAGCTGAGAAGTGGTATTAAGTATGTGTCTGTTACAGTTGCTGGGGGTATGAATGCTATCAAGAAGAATCAGGCAGCAAAAGCTTTTCAAACAGATGAGAACATCAGAGTGTTCTTGGGAAATATAGAGGCAGCAGGAATAGGTTTGAATCTAACAGCAGCATCTGATGTTGTCTTTGCTGAAATGGCTTGGCGGCCTACAGACCATACACAAGCAGAAGATCGTTGTCATAGAATAGGGCAGACAGATACAGTATGGGCCCATTATTTGATTGCAGAAGATACAATAGAGGAAAAGCTCTGCAAGATCATCCAGGACAAGCAGAGTGTTATTTCTGACATACTGGATGGCAGAAAAATGGAAGGAGATCTGGATGTGTTTGATAGATTAATGGGATCAATTACGAAAGGAAGAGGAAAATGGTAGCAGTCACACAGTTTCTAAAACCAGATGGAATTAGAAGAAACTTACAGATAAAACTGTCTCGGGACTACGAAAAGAAAGCAGCACAAATAATCAATGATGGCTACTGTTTTGAGTGTGAGGTGTTGTCCACACTTGAAGTATCATTTTCCATATCTAATGGAGAAGAAGATGTCTATATTGAGATAGCAGAAAAGCGACCTGGTGCCCTAGAGGCTCTGGAAAAGGTAATAGATGACTACTTTGCAGATGAGTAATTGCATATGGACATAACTGAGATTCTCTCTGAGAACAACATAGATTACAAAGAGGCAGGTGCCCACCATCATACCAGACCAGGATGGGTGAACATTGATTGTCCAATGTGTGGAAGGGGATCGGGAAAGTTTCACTTAGGTATAAACATTTCTCATGGTTATGCCAACTGTTGGAAATGTGGACCTATATCTCTCTTTACACTACTCAGGGAACTTACAGATTCTTCCTATGAAGAAATAAAGTCAGTAATTAGTGGGTACCATGGTAGAGTAGAAAAGAGTGAGAAGAAAACAGGTAAGTTGAAGATTCCCGATGGCTTGACTAAGCTATCAAGGAAAGCTACAAAATATCTTCTCAGTAGAAACTTAAATCCCAAAACCATAGAGAGATTGTGGCAGATAAGATCAACAGGTTGTATAGGCCGTTTACAATGGAGGATTTGGATACCCATATACTATCAAGGTCAATTGGTAAGCTGGACTACAAGGGCTATAGGAAATGATTCTACTAGGTATGTTACAGCTAGGCCTGAAGAGGAAAGCATTTTCCATAAGCACTTGCTCTACGGTGAGGATTATGTAAGGCACTCAATTGTTGTGACAGAGGGACCATTGGATGTTTGGGCCTTGGGCCCCGGGGCTGTTTGTACGTTTGGGCTGAATTTTTCAACAGAACAGGTCGAAAAGATGTCCAAATATGCAGTTCGCACTATATGCTTTGACGCCGACAATGATCCCAAAACGCAGCAGAGGGCTAGTATGTTGTCGAAACAATTGGAGCCGTTCCCTGGTGTTACAAACGTCGTTAAATTGGAGTCTGGCAAGGATCTGGCTGAGTGTGCAGGGTGGGAATTGAATGATATTCGCAGATTATATTTAATATAGAATATTTAATATGTGATATTTAATATATTAAATATTCCAAAAAATCCCTATTTGGACTACTTTTTATTTGATTACAATAAGAGGAGATTTGAAAACATAAAGGCGTCACGGCACTTGATGTCTTTGAAGAAAGTGATTTTCTGTTGTGAGAAAATTTTGCCTTTATCTTTTGATAATTCAATTCACAATGGATGCTTTCTTCAAAAGCAACCCAACCCATCCTAGTGCCAACAAAGGATGGGTTTCTTTTTTGATATGGGCATAAATATGATAGATGACTACAACTCTTTTACAATCGAAGGTTATGGGGTATCTGCCAGGATACACAATCTATTCAAGAATGGTGTTATCAACTCAAAGGAAATGATGCTTCTTGCTCTAGTAGATTCCTACACCAGTGAGGATGAAGATGATGAGCGTGAAGAGTTCCTGTGTATAGATGCTTGTCTACTGGCAGATTTTCTTGGCATTTCTGAAGCCAGAACACATAAAAGCATAAGACACCTCATAAGACTACACTTGTTGCAAGTTCTGCAAGATGAGGATGATGATCTTTGTCTCAAGGTATTGAACCCCAAGCAGAAGGGTATTGGTTTGTGGATATCTGAATATGCCATGAGGAAATTCTATGATGGTGATGTAAATCTAAGGGAGGCTGCAATGCTTTCAATCATTGAAGACTTTACAATGGAGAACAGAGAATGTCCCATTTCTAACAGTGAGTTTGCCCAAAGATTGAGAGCATCAATACCCTCAGTACAAGTCATGCTACAACACTTACAAAAGCAGGGTCTGGTTGAAAGAATCAGATATGATGGAAAAATTCGTTATCTAAAAATTTGTTAATTTCAAGTTCTAATCAAAAGGATAAGAAAATGGCTAAAGAAAAAGAATGTGGTATTTGGATCTCACCCACTGTAAGAAAATTGATGAAAATGAAAATCATCAATTGCATAGAAGGTTTGTTACTGGCCCATATTGAGTACTTGGAAAATGAAGAAGGTTGCTTTGCTTCCAACAGTTATTACTCAGAAGAATTGGGCATTAGCACCACTTGGGTGAGTGTAACAATTGCAAAATTAAGGAAGAAAAAATTGATAGTACAGACTGGACCAAACAACAAAAAAAGGCACCTGAAAGTGTGTTTTTCTGGGGTGGAATGCTTTGAAGTACCCTTAAAGGCCCGCTTTGAAGTACCCTTAAAGGCCCGCTTTGAAGTACCCTTAAAGGCCTATAATAATAAAGAGAATGAATATAGAGAAATAAAAGATAAATTTATTGACATAAATTTATGTCCGGCTGAAAGCCAGACACTTGCTGAAGAAACTTCTGAAATACTTAATGGAGGAGATGATACAGTGAAGAAATTAAGTAAGGCCATTTCAAGTAATCAAACTGGTTTTGGTTTAGTTGATAATACCAAAAAGAAGTCATCCACCAAAAAATCAGAATTCCCATTATCTGAGTTTGATAAAGAGCAAGGAGTTGAGTTAAGAACTATTTTAGTAGAGCAAGGTTCAGATTTGGTCACTACAGGTTATAAAGCATCACCAGGAAAATGTAAGAAAGGCAGTAAAAGACCAAAAAGAAACTATTCAAAGGCAGTTACCCCAGAGACATTGGCAGAGAACTTTTACTTACTAAGAAAGGAGAGAAATGTTTCTGAGAAAGAGATAATGGAAGTAATGGAATTCCTTTCCAGAGAATCCAATGGTCAATTTACTCCCAAAGTGTATGCCGCTATGGATCTGTACAATAAGTGGGAAAGGTTTAGAGATGCTGTGAAGAGATCAGAAGATAGGGAGTTATGTGGAAGTGGAAGTTCCCCAAGAAATAATGCAGTAGGAATGCTTAAGCGGGCTGGATTTTCTAGAGAGGAGATACATGAGTATGTCTACGGGAAAAACTAAGAAGAAACTGTTAATTGGTTTGGCTGAGTGTTATGGCAAGAATTTTTCAGAAAATGCTTTGGAAATAATGCTAGATGCTCTAGATGATGTTAGTGAAGAGGAGTTTCAGATAGCAACAAAAAGAGCACAAAGAAAATCAAAGTGGATGCCAACCATAGCACAGCTCCGACAGATAGTAAAGAGGCATAGATTCAATGTGGGAGAAAAGATAATACCTGAGATAAGAAGAAGATTGGAAAAGGTAGGGGAGTATCAGATAGGGGAACAAACATGGCAGGAAGATGTGGATAGGGTATTGGTTGAAATGGGCTACAGTGAAGGTTACGTTGACTCTAATAGGGTGTAGTTTCAAGGATAAGATAGAGATGCTAGTAGGATATTATGAAAGTCAAGTCATACGAAGGATCGGAGACAAGGAAAATCTTGTCGGCCATGATAACAAACCCTACTGTGTGTGCAAGGGTAGCAAGTCAGTGGAGGAAGGAAGGGCTGTTCAATTCCAAGTGGGCTGACTTGGTTGGTGGTTGGTGTGTTAGACACTACAACAAGTATGGGGAACCCCCGAATAGACAGTTGCAAGCCATTTTCGATAAATGGGCAGACTCAACCAAGTCAGATGAATCTACCGTTAGACTTGTCTCTAATTTCCTCGAAGAGACTTCCAATGAGTATGACAGAGAAAAGGTTCAGGAATCTACCGAGTTTCTCCTCGACCGTGCTGGCGAACTGTTTAACAAACAGCGTATGCAAAAGGCCATCGAGGATGCAGAATATGAGTTAGGTCTTTCCAATACTTCAAAGGCTAGAGACTTTCTAGCAAACGGAATAGAGAAAGTAGAGCTAGGGGAAGGGGCTCTCATAAAACCGGGTGAGGATTATGAGGTATGGAGAGAAGCATTTGATAAGGAAGAGACAGAGCAACTCATAAGATACCCAGGAAAAGCAAATGACTTCATTGGATCTGCAATGGTTCGTGACAGTTTAGTTTCCTTCATGGGACCAGATAAAAGTGGTAAAAGTATGTTTCTTTTGGATGCGGCTTGTAGGGCTACAAGAAATAACAGAAGAGTTGCCTACTTTGAGGCAGGGGATATGAGCCAAAATCAAGTTATGCTGAGGCTGGGTCAGAGGGTGTGTAGAATGCCCAAGAAAAAAGGTAGGGTAAATATCCCCACTGATTTTGAAGATGGTAAAGTATCATGGAAGAGTAAATCATTCGAAGAGGGGATTACACCACAGAGAGCATTCAAAGGCTTCCAGCGATTCAGCAACAATAAGGATCTTTTCCGGCTGAGTTGTTATCCTAACAGCACGATTGACGTTACCATGATTAACAGTGTGGTAGCTGGGTGGGCAAGGGAGGGCTGGGTGGCTGATGTTGTGATAGTTGATTATGCAGATATACTTGCACCCCCACCTATGGTAAGAGATCCACTGGATCAGATTGACACAACTTGGAAAATGCTAAGGAGAACTAGTCAGGAATTACATTGTTTGGTTTTGACAGCCACACAAGCTAGTGCCACTGCATATACAGCCAAGGGTCTGTTGGGGAAGAGACATTTTTCAGGTAGAAAGACAAAGTTAGCTCACGTAAATGGTATGATAGGTATAAATGTCTCCGAGTATGACAAGAAAAAAGGTATTAGTAAGCTCAACTGGATCGTGAAACGAGATGGTTTTTACATGGAGAACCGGTACGTAACTGTTGTGGGTAGTTTGAAGATCTGTAATCCCTGTATTGTGAGTGGATAAAATTTACCAAAATTTTTGTACCCCCCTTGGTAATTTTGTTTTGGTAGTATATAATAGGTATGTGAAGAGGGCGTAATGCCCAAGTTTATTAACACTTTTACTTTTAGGAGAACTGTGATGAAAGTTGTGCGAAAAGATGTTGTGTCGTTATGTGTGGCTTTGGGATACAAGGCCGCTGCAAAATGGAACAAAGCCAGGATGGAACGTAAATTGCAGGAGATCGCTGAGTTGGGAAAGGATGCGGATCTCAAGGTGGAGGAAGGAACCGAAGATGAGGAGAAGCTAAACAAGTTGTTAGAATCTCTCATCAAGGCCAAGGGGGTGGTAGACATCATTGTGGAAGATGATGATGAGGAGGAAGCTGAAGAAGAGGATAAGGCCCTTGTAAAGGAAGCTGAAGAAGAAGAGGAAGCTGAAGAAGAGGATAAGGCCCCTGTAAAGGAAAAGAAGACCAAGAAGGGGAAGAAGGCAAAGAAAGAAGCTGAGGAGGAGGAAGAAGAAGCTGAAGAACCTGAGGATGAAGCTGAGGAAGAAGAGGATAAGGTTCCTGTAAAGGCCAAGAAAGAAAAGAAGGTCAAGAAGGAGAAGAAAGCAAAGAGGGAGGGGCCTTCCAACAAGGAGCAGGTGTACAAGATGTACTTAAAAATCGAGGATCGAAAAGAGCAGTCCCCCAAGAAGTTGGCCGTTGAGTTCAACAAAGTGGTAACAGGTGTGCAGTTGAATACAATTGCCATTTGGGTGTCGATGTGGAATAAGGGAAAAGGACTCCCTGCTTGTGCTAAGAACAAGGCCAAGAAGGAAGAAGACTGACAGACACGTTCATAAGTAAGAACCCAACGGAAGGAATTTAGTTATGAGAGTAACAAAACGGGTTGAGTTTGATTCTGCACACAGACTTTATGGATACTCTGGTCCTTGTGCAAGACTTCATGGGCATAGGTATGTTCTTGAAGTCACTCTAACAGGACAAGATTTGGATGACCTGGGAATGCTGGTGGATTTCAAGGAAGTATCACAGCAAGCCAATGGATGGGTGCAAGAAAAGTGGGATCACAGAACAATCCTTGCTTATAAGGATCCTTTGCGTGAAGTTGTAGAGGATTGTTATGTTATGCACCTGGGAAGAAATCCAACAGCAGAAAATATGTTGCTGGAGTTTAGTGATGCTTGGAAACCCATAAAGGGAACCAAGCTTCACAGTCTTAGGCTCTATGAAACCCCTGACTGTTGGGCAGATTTGATCCTGTGAACACACAAATACCTGAAAAAATCGACTACGATCCAGAAGGAAGTTTGGACGTAGTCGATATCTTTTATTCCATTCAAGGGGAAGGGCCCCTTGTAGGAACACCAGCAGTATTTATTAGGCTTGCTGGTTGCAATTTTTGGTGTAGATTCTGTGATACTGACTACACCACTGGTAGACATAGAATGTCTGTAGAAGATATAGTTGGGGTGGTGAAGAATTTCCCAACTTGTTCTCTAGTAGTATTAACTGGAGGGGAGCCTTTTAGGCAAAATGTAGCCCCACTAATTTCCAAGTTGGGATGTAAGGTGCAAGTGGAAACTAACGGCACACTAGATCCTCAGGGAATAGATAAAGACCAGTTTTCTTGGTTAAACATAATTTGCAGTCCCAAGACAGGCAATGAATCCATTTCCGATGTCATAAGAAAAAATGTTTCTGCTATCAAGTATGTAATAGATGTGATGGGGATAGATGGGCAAGATGGACTGCCAAGGGGATTGGCAAGGTTTACGGGTATTCCCGTGTTTGTACAACCTATGGATAATGAAGACTATAATAGGAATGTACAGGCAGCAGTTGATAGCTGTTTGAAGTTTGGCTATCGTTTGTCTCTTCAAATCCACAAGATAGTAGGAATAAAATGAAAACAGTTGATTTAACATGGTCTGCGTTAAGATCACGGGCAGAAGTCGTGGTGAAGGATATTTTACTCCGTCCCCTCCACGACCATGATAGACTATTTGTCTACCCGGTTCCTCGGGGTGGTGTTTATGCTGGTCTGATTTTACAGGAAGTTGGAAAAGAAAGCGGGTTTATCATTGAATTGGTAGACGATATTGGTGTAGCAGATTTCTACATAGACGATATCATTGACTCAGGTGAAACTAGAGAAAGATACCAGAGAAAATCATGCAAACGATTTTATGCGTTGGTGGACAAGACAGCAGAACTTGAGAAGGTTTGGTATACATTTCCTTGGGAGAGACTAAGTGGGGAGAATGGTCCACAGGAGAACGTCAGACGGTTACTAGAGTATATAGGGGATGATCCCAGTAGGGAAGGTCTCAAAGATACACCGGAGAGGGTGATACGATCTTTTGAAGAACTTTACTCAGGGTACAAGACACAGCCAAGTAGCATTTTGACTGTATTCAAAGATGGTACTTGTAATGAGATGGTTGTCTTAAGAGATGTAGAATTTTACAGCACGTGTGAGCACCACATGCTTCCATTTTTTGGTAAAGCTCACATTGCCTATATTCCCAACGGTAAGGTTGTTGGCATATCGAAGTTGGCAAGATTGTTAGAAGTATTCAGTAGGAGATTGCAAATACAAGAGAGAATCTGTCAGCAAGTAACAGCTTCTCTTGATAAGAATTTGCAACCTATGGGATCTGCTTGTATTCTACAAGCACAACATTTCTGCATGACTAGTCGGGGAGTGCAGAAGCAGAACTCTATTATGGTGACAAGTTCACTGACTGGGGCATTTCTGGAATCTGATAGGGTTAGGCAGGAATTACTTAGTTTGGTTGGAAAAGGATAGGAAGCTTGTATGGATGTAGATCTTTCCCCTTTTGGTGATATCCTGGAAGAAAAAAAGCTGTACAGTCCTGGACCAGTTCCACAAAGAATGGTCATAGATGTAAGTTATAGTCATAGAAGTATAGAGTTTAAGAATCTCTACAGGGAGATTTTGCGACTTTTGCGGGAGAAGTATAAAGTACCATCAGAGTATGGCATAGTTCTCATACAAGGCAGTGCCACCAGTGCTATTGAGTCTGTTCTGTACAGTCTTTCACATATCAAGTTTAGATTTCTCTGTACGGGGGTATTTGGGCAGAGAGCCGAGAAAATCTATACTAGGATAAGTGAGAGACAGAATACCAAGAAGGTAGGAAATGGTCTCTACTATGTGCAGTTTGAGACCAGTAAAAGTAGATACTCTTCTTTAGCATATGATCTGGATGATTACGACTTGGTTGTTGCCGATTGTGTTAGTGGATTTGGTTACTACCCTCTTCCTAAAGTCAATGTAGCTATTACATCTTCCGCAAAGATATTGGGTGGCTTGCCGGCCTTGGGAATAGTTATATACGATGAGAAAGCACTTAGTTACTTTAAGAATGGTATTGACTACTTGGACATTTTGAAGTATATAGAATTGGGTGTAGATTTTCAGACCCCACATACCCCCATGCTTCCACAGATGATGAGTCTGCAGAAACAACTGGAAGATCCCATAAGCAGAAAGCAAATTGAGACAAACAGCAACAGTTTAGTATCAAATAAGATTGTGTTTTGTGGGGAAACCAAATCTCCAGTTCTAACAGTATGCAGTCCTGGATATTCCAGTGTAAAAGATACTTTTCGGGAACATAATATAGAGGTATATCATAATTCTGCTTATATGGAAGATCAGTTTCAGGTAAGTATGTACAACTACAGGGATGAGAGATATTACTCTCTTCTTCGAATTCTCTTGGAAGGAATCATTGATGAAAATCGTCTGTCAGCTTAGTGGTGGGGCAGATAGTGCTTTGGCCCTGATAAAGACTAGAGAGAGATGGCCCGATGCTGAAGTACACACTTTATTTATAGACTACAATCAGGTTTGTAGGGAACAAGAATATAGAGCAGCTCTTTCTATCTCTAAGAAGTTGGGGATAGAGGAATTGCATTGTTTACGTCTACCCAATCTCTGGAAATCTGGGGGAATGATAGAGGGGGAGTATGCTTCAGAAGCTGATGTTTATACTCCGTTGCGGAACTTGGTGTTATTGGGGATGTCCCTTGCATATGCTGAGAGCATTGGAGCGGATACTGTAGTTACTGGAAGCAAAGGACACAGTAAGGTAGAGGCAGATCCACATAGTTACTACGACAGTACATTAGCATTCCATACCCTTATGGAAATGGTTTGGTTTTACACCACGGAAAAGAAAAGAAATGTGCATATTGTACCCATTCTATCACAAGGACATAAAAACACCTTATCGAAGGAGGAAGTGTACTCGCAGTTGATACAAAACGGCATAAAATATGAGGACACTTGGAGTTGCTTTAGAGGGGGTGAGTATGAGTGTGGGGAATGTATAAACTGTATAGTAAAAAGAAGATGCTATGAAACAAAAAACAATGCTGGATAGTGGGGCGTACTCTGTTTACAGATTGGGAATAGAAATTGATCTGGATGAGTATATAGAGTACTGTGCAACCTGTCCACAAGTATCCTATTTTGTTAATCTAGATGTGATTCCAGGGGTATATGGGAATCCAGCTAGCATAAACGGTACAGAAATAGAAAGATGTAGTCAGGCTTCTTGGAACAACTATAGGAAGATGATAAAAACACTACCTATAGAAAAAGTCATACCAGTTTTTCACCAAGGAGATGAAATAGAATGGTTGAAAAGGTATATCAAGTTTGGAACCCCCTATATTGGTTTATCCCCGGATAAGAATCTCTCAATAGCGAAGAGAATGAAGTGGATGAGGGGTTTGCAAGGTATCATCTCAGACAATGGAAAGCCCATAGTAAAGACCCACATATTTGGAACAACATTTCCATCCTTCTTGTTTGCGTTTGAGTGTTACTCAGTAGATTCAACACTCTGGTTGAGACATGCTGCTTATGGAAAGCTTCTGGTTCCTAGATCGAAGGGAGGAAAGTATGATTACTCCTTATCCCCTTTTAGCTTGGCTGTATCAAAGCAGTCCCCTGATATAAAGAGGAAAGGGGCTAGTATAGATAATGTGAGGGGAAAAGAAAGAAAGTACTTCTTGGATTACATAGAATCGTTAGGAGTACCGCTGGGGGAGAGTGATATAGTAAAGGTGAAAAGCCTTGACTATGAGTTAAAAGACAATGAAGAGTGGCTAAATAAGAAGAAATTGCAGATTCTTCGCAAAAAGGTTTTGGGGCTAACAAACTACTACGTCAGCAGACACTTGGCAAATGTGCGTTATACCAATGCACTACAGAAAAATAGTTGGGTTCGTCGTATTTATTTTGCAGGAGCTAGTTCTACCAAAGAAGAAGTGTTAAGAGAGATAAAAAGCTACTTTTACGCTTTTTCAGAGTACAAACAAAAAGGAAATGGTAATGGAAGTAGGAAGAAAAGATCTTCTGGATAAGTTAAAGAAGTTGTCCTTGGGGTTATCACAGCGAGAAATCATTGAGCAAGCTTCATGTTTCGTTATTAAGGATGGTATGATCCATTCGTTTAACGATGAAATCTCTTGTCGGTGTCCATGCGAGTTGAAAATGGATGGGGCTTTCAATGCCAATACTCTTTTAGCAATTCTTGGAAGAATGGATGAGAAGAAGATTGATATAGAGTGCGTGGATGAGAACATTGTGATACAAGGCAAGAAAAAGAAGGTTAGGATTGTTCTTAATAAGGAAGTTTTGCTAGCCATTGACAGTGTGGAAATGCCTAGGAAGTGGAGGAAACTTCCTGAAGAGTTTGTGAAGGCAATTTCTTTGGCAAGGCAATGTGTTTCTAGGGATGAATCTCAGTTCATAGTAACCTGTGTGCATATCCACAAAGACTGGATAGAAGCATGTGATGATTTTCAAGCTATCAGGTATACCATGAGTACTGGATTTGATAGTTCCATTCTAGTTAGAGGTGATTCTATCAAGGGAATATTGGATTTGGACATTAAGGAGTTTGGGGAGACAGAACACTGGGTACACTTTAGGGATGGTTCTGGGTTCATTATGAGTTGTAAGAGATACATGGAGAAATACCCAGATACTTCAAAGATATTTGAGATTGAAGGTGTTCCTATGAAGCTTCCGGAGGGTTTAAGTGAGGCGGCCAAAAGGGCACAAGTTTTTTCTAATGATGGTTCTAATGAGAGTCTATTGACTCTATCATTGAAAGAGGGAAAACTAAAAATTACTGGGAAGGGTGTTACTGGTTGGTATGACGAAATAAAGGAAGTAGAGTATGAAGGACAGCCGATTTCTCTTTTCATATCACCTAGCATTTTGATGGATATATTCTCATATGGAAGAAAATGTGAAGTGAGTAAGGATAGGCTGAAGATAAGAAGAAAAAACTACACCTATGTTGCTGTTGCAAGCAAGGAGTAGGAGGAATGGGTTTCTTTTCATCTGAGTTGCGTGATAGTTATTCCTTACTAAGTACTCAGTGTGGTAAATGTAAATTGGATCGTGGCTGCATTACACCCAAAATGCAACCAACAGGAGCAGGTAGGAAGGGTATTCTAATAGTTGCAGAAGCACCAGGCGAGAGGGAAGACAGAGAAGGTATACAGTTAATAGGAAAAGCAGGGCAGTTGTTGAGAAAGTATCTTGCAGAACTTGATATTAAATTGGATAGGGATTGCTGGAAAACCAATGCAGTAAACTGTAGACCAAAAGAAAACAGAACCCCAAAACCCAAGGAAATAGAAGCTTGTCGTCCCAGTTTGATTAAACTAATCAAGGAAAAGAAACCTAAAGTTGTTATTTTGCTGGGTGGTTCTGCTGTTGAATCTTTGATAGGATCTCTGTGGAAGAAGAAAATAGATACTATTGGTAGATGGTTGGGATGGAGGATTCCTTGTAGAGAATACAACACTTGGATATGTCCAAACTGGCATCCTTCATATCTTCTCAGACAAAATAGTTCTATTCTGAATCTATGGTTCAAAAAATACCTGGAACAGACATTAGAGTTATCTGATTATCCATATCCTGGGGAAATCCCAGATCTAACAAAAGATGTTACTATAATAAGGGAACATGACAAGGCTGCGAAGTACATACGGAGATTTATCAGCAAAGAAGAACCTGTAGCTTTTGATTATGAAACGAACAGGTTAAAACCCGATGATATCAACTCTGCTATTGTTAGCTGTGCCATTTCCGATGGTAAACATACAATTGCTTTTCCCTGGATGGGTGAGGCAATCGGAGCAACTAGCGAATTGCTTCAAAGCAAAGTGCCTAAGATTGGAGCAAATATCAAGTTTGAGGAGCGATGGACAAAGAGAATCCTCAAGCATGGTGTAAGGAATTGGTTGTGGGATTGCATGGTAGCTTCTCACACTCTAAATAATACCCCAGGTATAACATCAGTGAAATTCCAATCGTTTGTTAGGTTTGGGATTAGTGATTATTCAAGCGACATTAGTCCCTTCTTTGAAACCCCCAACGGTAATGCTGAGAACAAGATAAAGCAGATAGAACTTTCAAAACTATTGTTATATAACGGTATGGATGCTCTCATGGAGTATAAGATAGCTCAAGAACAAATGAAGGAGATGAATTACTATGGGTAGCAAAAGAGAAAGACTTCCAGATACAAGAAACTCAGTGGTACATAAGTTCAACATCAATGGGCATAAGGGTTATATCATTGTTGGTTTGTATGAAGATGGCAGACCCGGGGAATTGTTTGTGGAGATAGCGAAAGAGGGATCTACTGTTGGGGGTATGTGTGATACTATTGGTATCCTTACCAGTATGGCTTTACAGCATGGGGTATCACTCGAAACCCTAGCTAGGAAATTTCGAGCAACTTCCTTTGAGCCTTGTGGGGGAACAACAAATAGTGAGATACCTATAACCAGTAGTTTGGCTGATTACATCTTTACATGGATGGGTTTGCGATTCAGTGAGTCGTTCAGGAAGGAATATGAAGAAGCAAGGAAGGTAATGGATAAATTACACCAGGAGTAGCAACTATGAATTTGTCAGTAGTATTGTCAGTGGTTCTTTTAACACAAGTGGGTAGCAGGGGTCTTTCAGACAATGCTCTTTTGCAGTCTTTGATAACAAGCAGAAACCAAGAACTGGTGGTTTTGCATGAGGGGTTGTCTGTTGACCATGCCGGCAAGAAAACTTCATTAAGAGCAAGAATAAAGAAGTTAGAAGCTTGGGAGTGGGAAGAAATATGCAGATCAATGCCAGGTATTCGTATATTTTCTATGAAACATGGTGATATAGGATTTGTGGATCCAAGAAGTGAATTTGTAGTACGAGATGTACTTGGGGATAATAATTATTTGGTAGTTATGTACTTCCAAGGAATAGGCTCACCAACGCAAATGTTGTGGGCAAGGCCAGGCTATAGCAGTCCATTTCGCATAAAGATGATGGGGAGTTATGCTGTTGGATCCAAAGTAAGTATCAGTGGATTGTATTTTGTGGATTGTAATGGTTCAACATTTTCTCTTAAAAGTATTGATCCATTGTATTTGGAATCTCTGCTAAAAAGGTACAAGAATAGTAACGAATTTAGGCAGAACCAGTATAAAATCTGGACCGATTCCAGGGGCAGGGCTGTAGTTGCTAGGTTTCGGGGTGTTGTTGGAGATAAGGTGCAGTTGGAAGATGAGCAGGGAGCAGGTGTTGTTATACCGTTAAAGAGATTGAGTACTGAAGATCAAAAAACAGCAAAGAAGTTAAGTAGGGAAAAATGATAGCCAAGTGAGAAATTTACTTTCTGACTGTATATAATAGGTATACAAGGAAGTAGTAAGAAACACAGAAGTTTGATACTAAAAGTTAAGCGAGTTTTTGTATGAAACCGAATATGCTTTTGCTTAACCAAGATAATATGGGTGATCGAAAAGGTGAAACCGATTTATATCTTTCCCATAAAATACAGGCGCTACTACCAATGAAATCGAATTGGCTTTTGCCTATGAAAAGCGATGGAAGTCGTTAAACCGTTTTTCGCTTGCTTAATCAATGAAAGGAGGAACAATGAGAAGATTGCTGTACATTATCATCCAAGCTATACTTGGTGGTAAAATGAGGGATACTGAGGATTGGCTCGATTGGAGAGAAAATTGCAAAGCGACAAAGATAATGAAACCGTAAATTATGTTGCTTAACTAAGATAATATGGGCGATTTATTGTATGAAACCGACCACAATTTTGCCCATAAAAATACAAAGCGACAATGAAAATGAAACCGAAGTATGCTTTTGCTTTGTCTATGTAAACTGTTTTTTAACAAACCCAAAAAGAAGGAGATCGTGAAGTGAATTTTCCAAAAGGATTCGAGGAAGTACAAGAGCTTATCAAGGCATGTGCCGAAGATAATCTCAGTAGTTGCGAGTCAGCAGCTACACAAGCAGTGAAGAAAATCAAGAAGACGGCTGCGTATAAACAGTTAATGGAACATATGTTCTACCAGGCTGTTTTGGAGATGGTGTACGATTACAGGCACCAAATGAACTCGCAATTGAAGAAGCAAAGAGGTGACTATGCAAAGGCAGAAAAAGTAAGTTCTGTTAGTTCCAAGGTAGCCAATAGGGTTGCAGAGAGAAGCATATTTACCTTTCTCATTGCTGGTAGACCAGTTGGTGAGATTCTGGGTGGGGAACTCATTGGTATTGCTGATGCCGAGGAAGCCAGAGGCAATGGTTGTTTCTTCAATGCAAGACTGTGTAGGGTATTGAAGCCCTTTGTACCCGATACCAAGAAGGTAAAGGAAGCAGTTTCAGAAAAGAAAGCAAAGGAGTTATTCGACAAGCTAAATTCAGCAGTGTAAAGAAGATCAGAATCGTGAAACCGAGTTGCAGTTTGTCTTAACAAAACAAAAAGCGACACAACCAATGAAACCGAAGAAAAAGATGTTTTACTAAAACAAAAAGACGAACAGGTCTGTGAAACCGAATGCCCCGTTGTCTTATTAAAACAAAAAGACGAGATGATCCATGAAACCGATAATTGACTTGTCTTCCCAAAAGAAAGACCAAAAGTCAAGTGAAATCCAAAATTGCTTTGTCTTATTAAAACAAAGAAGACGAAAGCAGCAGTGAAACCGAAATACCTCTTGTTTAACCAAAACCCAAACCCAAAGGAAGAACAAAAATGTTACCAGAAGTTAAATCGAACCAACTCTTTTCCAGTGAAGGAATTGTAAAAGAGCTACAAAAAGCCCAAAAAATGAGAGTGTGGTACACCAAGACCAGAATTATGGTAGAGAACAGGTTGATAGCCACTGTAGCTGGAAGAATAGGTTACAGCAGTCACTTGGAAGAGAAACAAAGATTAGCGTTGTTTTCAAAAGCCAAGAAGGTAATCAAATCCTTGTATACTACACAAGAGGATTCCCAAGCTGTAGCAAAGGAATACAAGGACATCGCAATGATGGTCTTAAAGACCAATATGTTTATCGAAGATTTGGATAAGACAATTGAGTCTATTAAGAAGGACATAAAAGAACTTGTCATTCAGCTTCCAATAGCAAAATGGATAGAAGATGATGACAGAAGGGGAATTGATCTCCTTACCATAGGAACTATTCTTGGGGAAGCCGGGGATTTAGCGAACTATGCAAATCCTGGAAAGCTCTGGCGTAGATTTGGTTGTGCTCCATACGAACACGATGGGAAGATGTTGATGGGAAGTACTTGGAAGAGTGGTAGGGAGGGAAAGCTACCGGCTTCCTGTTGGGAGGAATTTGGATACTCACCTCGTCGAAGGAGTGTCATGTACATAATTGGTAAGAACATAATGATGCTTAACAAGGGGGTGTACAGGAAGCGCTATGATGAGGCTAAGAAGAATGCAATCGACAATCATTCTGACTGGACCTACTGTGAGAAGTGTAAAGGAACAGGTCTCATAAATGGTAAGAAGCATGCTTTGTGCAGGGGCACTGGCAAGCTAACAAAGCGTTGTGATCTTCATGGTATGTTACTAGCATCCAAATTGTTCCTGAAAGATTTGTGGATAGAATGGAACAAAGACAGTGATATAGTAAAGGAGTATAGAAACAAGTATCAGATGGTGTGAGCGAAGGAGGTCTTGAAATCGAATGGTTTGGTGCTCACTATAATATAAGACGATGACCCACATGAAACCGAAACGAGCCGTGTCTTATATAGATACTAAAGACGAATGGACACGTGAAACCGAAGCGAGCGGTGTCTTACCAAAACGAAAAGACGTATTTTCAATTGAAACCGAGAACCGATATGTCTTATTAAAACACAACCGTTATTGAAAATGCAACCGATTGGGTTTTGTTTTATACAAAAAGACGATTCGTTACATGAAACCGATGGACTTGTTGTCTTACTAAATCAAAAGACGAGATCTGATGTGAAACCGACATGAAACTTGTCTTAACATAAGTAAGCGAATGGTCTATTGAAACCGATTGTCACAATGCTTACCTAAACAAAGAAGAAAATCCATGAAAGTAAAACCAACCAGAAAAGATGCCTATCAGCTCTTGCATGAAGGTATGATAGCACTTGCGAAAGTAGAGCAGGTTGGTATGCGAATAGACATTGATTTGATGGATAAGACAATAGAAGAAACGAAGGAGAAAATAAGTCAGAATGAAGATTTCCTGAAAGGGTCCACTGAATGGAGTATCTGGAAAAAGTGCTATGGGAAGAAAGCCAATTTAGATAGTAGATCCCAATTAGGCAATGTGCTATTTGACCAGTTGGGGTATAAAGCAACATCTGTAACCAAAACAGGTAGACCACAAGTTGATATTGATGCACTTTCCAAAATAGATAGTGAGTTCGTTAAGAAGTATCTTACTATTGCCAAGTTGAAGAAGCTTCTATCAACGTATCTCATAGGTATAAGAAGAGAAGTTTGTGATGGATATTTGCATCCATCTTTCAATCTTCATATGGTACGTACTTACCGTTCTTCATCCTCGAATCCTAACTTTCAGAACATACCCATTAGGGATAAGGAAGTGGGTAAACTTATTCGTTCCTGCTTCATACCCAGGAAGGACCATGTTCTTGTAGAAATTGACTATGGAGCTTTGGAGTTTCGTATCTGTGCTTGTTTCCACCAAGATAAAACAATGATTGAGTATGCTTGCAATCCAGAGCTTGATATTCATAGGGATATGGCAGCAGAATGTTACTGTCTAAACAAGAATCAAGTTACAAAGCAAACAAGGTTCCATGCAAAGAACTGCTTTGTTTTTCCCACACTGTACAATTCCTATTACGTCAATACTTCCCGGAGTCTATGGGCAGCAATTGATGAGTCAGATTTGAAGACAGTTGATGGGATGCCCTTAAAGAAGCATCTGAGAGGAAAGGGAATTACCAGGGATAACTATGAGGAGCACATAAAGGGTGTGGAAAGGAAGTTCAATAAGAGATTTACTACATGGAGTAAAAACAAAGAGATTTGGTGGAACAAGTATCAAGAGACAGGTTGGTTTGATTTGATGACTGGCTTTCGCATAGCGGGGGTATTCTCCAGAAATCAAATAGCCAATGTACCCATACAAGGACCAGCATTTCATTGTCTGTTGTGGTCCCTTATTCGGATGGTAAAGTGGCTTGAGAAAAAGAAAATGAGGAGTTGTATAATAGGGCAGATCCATGATAGCATTGTAGCAGATGTACACAAGGATGAACTAAGTGACTATTTAGCAAAAGCAAAGCTGGTAATGACAGAGGATGTGAGGGAGTATTGGCCTTGGATAGTGACAACACTTGAGATTGAAGCAGAAACAAGTGAAACAAATTGGTATGAGAAGAAACCAATAGAAATAGATTAGGAAGAGAATGGAACTGTATAAAAAATATCGGCCATCAAAGTTTAGTGAAGTAAGAGGCCAAAATGATGTAATTAGGCCTCTTATTGATTTTGGAAAGAGAAAATCAATACCCCACTTCTTGCTTTTTACTGGTCCCAGTGGTTGTGGAAAAACAACCATAGCTAGAATACTCAAAGGAAAACTAAATTGTGGGGATATGGATTTCTATGAGTTGAATGTAGCAGATTTTCGTGGTGTAGATATGGTGAGGGATATACGCAACAAAATGTCCTTGGCTCCTATGTCTGGGGATGTGCGTGTATGGTTAGTAGATGAGTGTTTTCCAGCGGGCACAATGATAAAAACAACCACTGGACAAATTCCCATTGAAAAGATTAGAAAAGGGCAATTCGTTAGAAATATACAGGGGGATACTGTTGTTGAAGATGTTTTTATAAATAGAGTTGCTTTAGATAGGGTGATAAAACTTTTTTTCGATGATGGTTCTGTTTTAATCACTACGGTGGATCATAAGTTTTTAACCGAATCTGGTTGGGTTAAAGCAAGGAATCTTCAAGGCGAGGTTGGGTATTTGGGCAAATTTTGTTATACTAATGGAACTACCAATAAAAGGAGATATTTCCATGAAAGTTTGCGAAATTTGCAAAAAACATTTCGTTGGGCAAAAAGGACAAAGAACTTGTTCTCGTCAATGTGGTTACAAATTAAAAATAAAATTGTATGGAAAAGAATGTATGAGGAGAAAAAAGAAACCCCCTGTAATTCTAATTTGTCAATACTGTGGGAAGGAGTTCATTTCAAAAAACAAGGTAAAGACTCAAAAATGTTGTTCCAAGAGTTGTGCTTCAAGTCTAAAAGAGTTGAAGAAGGGACATGGGAAAATGGAAATACGTCAGTGTTTGGAGTGTCAAAAGATATTCATAGCAGCAGTATCGAGCAGCAAAGTATATTGCAACCAGTCTTGTGTGGGGAAAAACAGAAACAGGCGTCCGGAATTTCGAGAGAAAGTGTACAACAAGCAAGTAGCCAAAAAAATAGTACAATCTCTAAAACAGTACAATCAAACACCAGAAGGAAAGCAAATGGCTTTAGAGAGGGGTTTGGCAAGTCGAGGTATCAGCCGAACTCAGGAGACTATACAAAAAGGATTGGAAACAAAAAGAAAGAATGGAACTCTACATGTTTGGAAGGGAGAGCGAGGGGGAAATGGAAAACCAACGGTACCCCAATTGAAATTATGGTGGGCATTGGAAACAGACAATTGGGAATTGGAGTTGGCAATACCTACTCTTGTGCCACGGAAAAAAGGATGTGGTTATCCAACCAACTACAAGGTGGATATAGGGAACAAGAAATTGAAAGTGGCAATAGAGGTGGATGGGATTGGTCATCTACAGAGAGAGACTTTATTGAGAGATGCAAAGAAGACCCAACTGTTAGAAAAGTTAGGGTGGATCGTATTGAGGTTTATGAACGAGGATGTAATGAATCGTCTTTTCTGGGTGTTATTGGAGATAAAGAAAAAAACAGGGGATTTGTAGAATTTTATGATCTTCAAATAGAAGGTCATCCTTCTTATTTTGCTAATGGATTAACGGTTCACAACTGTGCTTCCCTCACCAAGGATGCTCAGAACGCATTCTTGAAGATGTTAGAAGACACACCCAGCCATGTATACTTCTTCCTAGCGACTACTGATCCACAAAAGCTTTTGAAGACAATACGTACTCGGGCTACAGAGTTAAAAGTAAAACCACTAAATTCTGATGATGCAGAAGCACTGGTATTGGATGTTGCTGAGAAAGAGGGCAGAAAAGATTTACCTGAGGAGTTAGTAGAAAAGATAATTGATCTTGCTCAAGGCTCCCCTAGAAAATTGTTGGTGTTGCTGGACCAAGTGATACAGGAGAAGGATGCTGATAGGGCTATGGATTCTTTGTCTGCGGGGGTTGCAGAGAAGGATGCTATAGAGCTAGCGAGAATGCTTTTAACAGGAGGAACTTGGAATCAGGTAGCAAAATTTCTCAAAGGATTTGAAGGACTAGACGACCAAGCAGAAAGCATCAGATGGCTGGTTCTTTCCTATATGAGTACTGTTGCTCTAAACAGTCCCAAACAAGCAGAGAGGGTATGTTCCATTATGGAATCCTTCCGGGATAATTGGTATGATTGCAAGAAAGCAGGTTTGATAATGGCATGTAGGGAAGTTACAGGATAGAAACATATAATAGGATGAGGTCACAAAAATGAAAGTCAACTACAGTATACAAAGAACCATAAATTTGGGTAACTTTGAAAACGTAAAGATTGATATAGGAGTAGAGGCAGAGTGTGAAGATGGTGAATTGAAAAAGACCTATGAGAATGTGCGTAAATTTGTAAACAGAAAAATAGAAGAGGAGATGCAAGAATGGGTACAAGAGTAGAAGAAGATGATTTCCAAGTAGATAAGAACAACCTTGGCAAGGAATGGTTACGACAGCCATTGTTGTATCTAAAGTATGCCCAAGCTGCTGCCGATGCTAGAAGGGATGTTGATGAGTGTAAAAATGCTTTGGAAGTAACTAGAGCAGAGATTTCTTTGAAGGTGAGAAAAGACCCTGAGAAGTTTGGTATACTAAAAGCAACCGAAGCGGGCTACACAAGTGCAATCGAGATGTCGAAAGATGTTAAGAATGCCCAAGAGGATTTTATAGTAGCTCGGCACGATTACGAAATACTATTGGCAGCAGTGGGAGCCATGGATCATAGGAAGAAGGCATTGGAAAACTTCACCAGTCTTTATTTGTCTGGGTATTTTAGTGATCCAAAAGCCAAGGAAGGGGAGAGTGAAGCAGTTTCAGATATGAGAAAACAAGAGATACGTCGTAGAGGAAAGCAACGTGATTAGAGTTGTTTGTTTCGTATTGATTACGATTGTAGTTATTTACTTGATACCATTCCTAGTTATGGTGTGTTTCAAACTAGGAGCGTACGGATTTTTTACTGGTAAGTTAATGGCCATAAATGATTTCTCAAGAAAAAAGGAGAGGAAAGAACATGGCGATTCGGACAAGAGAGAAACGTGAAGAGAGACGAAAAAAGGTTTCAGCAAAACGAAGGTTGGCTGAGCATAAGGTGGGAGGGGGAAGTAACCATCTTACTATTCCCGATGGCTTTGATATTTTCAAGCCTAAAGAAGGTCACTACAGATTGGATTTCTTTCCCTACAAGGTGAAATCTAATCCCCTCTGTGATGCTGGGGATTTCCATTTTGAGCGTACCTACTGGGTACATCGTAATGTTGGTCCTAACAATGAATGGCATCTGTGCTTGGCAAAGACATTCAAGAAGCCTTGCCCCATCTGTGAGTATCGTGCTAAGGCAATGAAAGACCCAGATGTAGATGAAGAAACCATAAAGGCACTTGCTCCTGCAGAACGGCAATTGTTTGTGGTTTGTGACTTGTCTGACCCAGAGCAAAAGATGATCTGGGATATTTCTTACCATTTGTTTGGAAAGCAATTGGATAACAAATTGGAAGGATCTGATGAAGAAGATGGTTACGATACCTTTGCTGACATTGAGGAAGGCAAAACCGTTAGGGTCAGTTTCAAACAGTCTGAGCAGGGCAAGTGGATGGAGACTGTTGATATTGAGTTCAAGGACAGGAAACGACAATACAAGGAAGATGTATTGGAGGAAATTCCTTGTTTGGATGATGTTCTGAAATCCACACCTTACGAGAAGTTGAAGTCAATCTTTTTGCAGATCGACAAGAAGGATAAGGAGGAAGAGGAGGAAGGTGACAGTAATGATGAGGACAACAAGAAAAAGGAAACTAAGAAATCCAGCAAGAAAAAGATAAAGACAGCTAAGGAAGCTGATATTTCTGTTGGAGATAGTGTTTCCTACACTGATGGTGATCCCGATGAGAGCTATACAGTTGTGAAGATTTCTGGTGATGGTACCAGTCTCACAATAGAGGATGAAGATGGAAATACCATTAAGGCTGTTGGTGTTGATGAAGTTGAGATAATGGATGAAAAACCCAAAACCAAAACCACAGATAAAAAGTCATCTTCAAAGAGTAAGAAGAAGGTTGAAGATGACGAAGATGAAGACGAAGAAGACGAAGAAGAGGATGAGAAGCCGAAGTCAAAGAAGTCATCTTCAAAGAGTAAGAAGGATGAAGATGAGGAAGAAGACGAGGAAGACGAGGAAGAAGAACCCAAGTCTAAAAGCAAGTCCAAGAAATCATCTTCCAAGAGTAAAAAGGAAGGCGATGATGACGACGACGAGTACGATGACTGGGACGAAAACGACTAGTTGATAGTTTCACTGGGGGATGTGTTTGATATTTCTAAAGTCGAACTGTTTTATCAAGCTTCCCCCAGTCTTTAATATATTAAGAGAAACAAAAGACGACAAAGTTAATGAAACCGAAAGGCACGTTGTCTTACTAAACAAAAGACGAGAATAAAGGTGAAACCGAATCGACGCTTGTTTTACTAAAACAAAAGACGATTGTATCATTGAAACCGAGACGAAGCATGTCTTAACAAAACAAAAGACGATTGGGTTATTGAAACCGAGAGGATGAATGTCTTACTAAAGAGAAGAGAGTATGGATATCAATAAGGTCAAATCGAACCTAAAGAAGAAAACAGCAAAGAAAGAACTCAAATTACTATCCACGGGAAGCACCCTCATAAACCTAGCGTGTTCTGGCAAGCCTGATGGGGGATTTCCATGTGGTGGGTATGTTTTTCTGGTAGGGGATTCCATGTCGGGGAAAACCTGGCTTAGTCTAACTTGCCTAGCCGAAGCATCTATCAATCCGGCATTTAAGGATTACAGGTTTATCTACGATAATGTAGAGCGAGGGGCAATGATGGACTTCAAAAAGTACTTTGGGGAGGAAATGGCAAAAAGGATAGAGCCTCCTGCCGTGGACAAAGAAGGAAATCCCATGTACTCCGCTTTTGCAGAGGAGTTCTACTTCAACGTGGATGATGCCTTAGAAGATGGTCGCCCGTTTATCTATATTGAAGATTCTATGGATAGTTTGGATACCTTTGCTGATGATGATAAGTTCGAGGAGTGGAAGGATGCTTTCCACAAGGGTAAAGAAACCAAGGGCTCATTCGGTATGAGTAAAGCTAAGTTGAACTCTATCTCCTTACGAAGTGTGGTTGGTAGATTGGAACGATCAAACAGTATTCTAATAGTCATTAGTCAGACACGTGACAATGTTGATCCAAGAAATCCTTTCCAGACAAAAACCAGAAGTGGGGGAAGGGCATTAAGATTCTACGCAGCCCTAGAAATATGGTCATCAGTGAAAGGATCCATAAAGAAGTTGTACAAAGGCAAGGATCGTAAAGTGGGGGCCAATATCAAGGTGAACGTGGTCAAGAGTAGATTGACAGGTAAAGAAGGGGATGTAACGGTTCCTATTTACTACAGTTTTGGTATTGATAATACAGGATCTTGTGTTGATTGGTTGGTTGAAGAAGGGGTTTGGAAGAAAACAAAATCAGGTGTTATTGAAGCAACTGGGATTGGGCCAACGTTATCTTTGAAGAGAGAAAAGCTAATAAGACATATCGAAGAGAATGATTTGTGTAGTGACCTTTCTGAGCTTGTGGAGCAGGAATGGAATGAAGTAGAAAAGGCTATAGCCATAGAAAGAAAGAGTCGATATGAATGAGATTAGTATATCGAATGATTGGTTGCTTATTGACGTTAGCAACTTGGCTTATAGATCTTTGTATACTATGGGTGGTTTATCATATGATGATTTAGCCACTGGTGTTGTTTATGGTATCTTTCGAGATATTTTGTATCTGACGGATAGGTTTGGTACGAACAACATTGCTTTTTGTTTCGACTGTGGTTCATGGCGTAGGAAAAGGTTGTACAGTGGTTATAAATCTGGTAGGCTTAGAAAACTGGGGGAGATGACAGATGAAGAAGCACATGCCAGAACGGATCTTCGGCGGCAATTAAACAACCTTAGAAATACATGGCTCCCAGAGATGGGATTTCGAAATGTCTTCTTTGATGATGGGTATGAAGCAGATGACGTGATAGCTAGTATTTGTAGAAACCATGAAGAACTGGGAGGAAAGATCATTGTTAGCAGTGACCAAGATCTTTTTCAGTTACTGGATGAAAGCACCATTGTGTTTAATCCTGTTAGTAAAGTGATTACAAATAGAAAATCGTTTGAAGAGAAGTTCAAAACTAGACCTGATAGTTGGTCTATGGTTAAAGCTATTGCTGGTTGTTCTAGTGATGATATTCCAGGGGTAAAGGGAGTAGGGGAAATTACTGCTATCAAGTTTTTGAAGAATGAGCTTAAAGAGGAATCGAAAGCTTTCCAAGCTATAGTGAATGAGCATAGTAGTATTAGACTGTACCAGAAGCTAACAGAATTGCCTTTCCCTGGATGCAAAAAGTTTGAATTGAGAAGTGATTCTGTAACAGCAGCTAAATGGAACAAAGTAATGCGATCAATGGGAATGGAATCCCTGGTAAGAAAATAGCACAATGAAAATTTTAGCACTGGATCCCGCTACAAGTTGTGGATGGGCACACTCCGATGGGTTTTCTGGTACATGGGATCTTTCTGTACGTAGAGATGAGTCTGGGGGTATGCGTTTAATAAGACTGACATCTAAGTTGGATGAGGTTGATGATACAATAGGGGTAGACCTTGTAGCATTTGAGGCTGCTCGTCATGGTGCTCCCAATATGCAAGGGGCTTTGGTTGTTCATGCAGAACTGCAAGCGACTATCAAACTGTGGTGTGAGAAGAGAGGGGTGGACTATAGGGGATACAGTCCTACAGAGATAAAGAAGTTCGCAACAGGAAAAGGTAATGCTGGTAAGGATTTGATGCTGATAGCAGCGGAGAAGAGTTGGCCTCTGAAGAATTTTGGCACCGGTGATGAAGTTGATGCCTGGTGGTTGCTACTGCTAGCCATGAAGGAGTTGAGGATTAGTATAGACAACATAAAAAATACCTTTGGAGGTAGGGATGCTGAAGAGTGTAAGGTTAAAAAACTTCCAGTGTCACAGTGACTTCAGAATTGACTTTGATGAAAAAATTACCGCAATAACTGGTCCCAGCGATGTTGGTAAGTCTTCTGTAATACGATCCTTGCGATGGTTGTCCCAAAATAGACCATTAGGATCAGGTATCATAAAGGATGGGGAAGAATGTTCCTCTGTGTTTGTTTCTGTTGATGGGGTAAATCTAAGAAGGGACAGATCGAAGAGCAGAAACTCCTATTCTGTTAAGAGGGATGGGGAAGTTGATCGCATGGATGCAGTGGGCACTGATGTTCCAGAAGTCGTTCAGGATATACTAAATCTAGGACCAGAAAACTTCCAAGGGCAACATGATTCCCCTTTCTGGTTTTGCTTGTCTGCTGGGGATGTGGCCAAGAACCTCAACCGTATAACAAACCTAGAATTGATTGATAGCTCCATTGAGTTTTTGAATAATAGAGTAAGAAAATCAAACGCTAAAGTGGAGGTTTGTAGAGATAGAGTACAAGAAGATGAGAAGGTACTTTTAGAATTAGACTACGTCCCAGACATGGCTGACGATTTCAATATACTAAAATCTCTGTATGATAGGTTTGCTTTTTTGGAGGAATTGGAATCTGATGTAAGAGTGTCCGTAGAACAATACAATGAAATTCTTCAAACCATTGTACAACTGAAAAAATTTATAGTGGGTGGTGAGGATTTTCTCAAGGTGGGAAATGATCTTATAGAGGCAACAGAAGAAGGAAAAACATTATCTCAGTTGGTTTGTGAAATTAGCGATCTGCAGAATATAATAGAGCATGGGTTTCCTGACATTAGTGACTTACAAGACATTGTGGACAGAATGGTGGAACTTGAAAGTGATAGTAAGTCATTGAAGAATGAAATTTCTACAGCCAAGTTCTACAAGCAGAAGGTAAAAGAATCAAGAATAAATCTTGGTGATGATGAGACAGAGTTTACTGAGAAACTAGATGGCAAATGTCCTGTATGTGGAGGCAATATAGATGTCGATAATTGCTGTTCTCTGTGCTGATATTCATTTGAGTCACACTCCCCCAGTGGCTAGATCGGTTGAACCCGATTGGTATACTGCTCAGGAAAGGATATTGGAGCAGCTAGTGGTGCTGGCAAGGGACAACAAAGTACCAATCTATGTTGCAGGGGATATTTTTGATAGATGGAATCCTCCTGTTGAGCTAGTAAATTTTCTAATTGAGTTCATTAAGGAAAGAGAAGCTGTTATCCATGCAATCCCCGGACAACATGACTTGCCTTACCATGACAAGAATCAGGTGTTCAAGTCGGCATATAGAACTCTAGTATTATCAGGAGTTGTAAGTACATTGACTCCAGGAGTTTTTTCTGATAGAGCGAATGTCATGGGAGCCCACTATGATGAGATTCCTAAGCTCAGTAAGAAAGTAAAGAAGGGGTTAAATGTAGCTGTTTGCCATAAGTATGTATGGATGAACTCAGACAACTCTTACCCTGGAGCTCCAGTAGAAGGAAGTGTAAAAACATTAGCGAAGAAGTTGAAAGGTTTTGATGTTGCTATATTTGGTGATAATCATATTGGATTTGATTGCAAGGTGGGGGATATTACAATTTATAACTGTGGTTGTCTGATACCCAGAAAGATGGATGAGAGAAGAACAAAGCCATCGGTTGGTTTTCTATATGAAAATGGAACAGTTACACGCGAGTATTTAGACACAAGTAAGGACTTGTGGATAGATGTAGAAGATGCTATAAATCCCGAAGTTGTGGGAATGCGGGATTTCATTGATGGGTTGAAGAATTTGGAGAGTGATAGTTTTGACTTCCGTGAAGAGGTTGAGCGTTACATAGCAGATAATAAGGTGGAAAGAAGAGTTGCTGATTTAGTTTTGGAGTCGATGGGAAAGTAGTTATGGGAACAAGATAGATTTGTTGAGGCCGATTAGAAAGGAATTGAAGGATGGACTTACGTGAATTTGAACAGATAAAAACAAAGGTTGAGAAAACCAAAAAGGAACTAGCCAAGGCCGAAGGTGTGTTGTCTGAACATATGAGAAGGCTCAAGGATGAGTTTGGTTGTTCTTCTGTTGAAGAAGCAGAGAAAAAGCTTGAGCAGTTGCAGAACAAGAAAGTTGTTCTGGAAGAAAAGTACAATAAGAGGTTGAAGAAATTCAAATCTGATTGGTCGGAGAAGTTGAATGGATAATGACTTCCTAACAAATACTGGAGATATGGTTTCCAAGTTACTGTTCAAGTATAGACAAGCTGAAGACAGTATGGTCCGATCCAAGAAAAGTTTGGAAGAAGCGAAAGAGGAACAAGCTGATACTTTGGGAGCAAGGGTTATTGTACAGGAAATATCCAAGGCAGTACAGCAAAAGGTACACCAGAAGATTGCTGATATAGTAGATAAGTGTTTATCTGCTGTGTTTGAAGATTCATACGAGTTTAAGATAAATTTTGAAACTAAGAGAGGAAAAACAGAAGCCAACTTGGTTTTCGTGAGGGATGGTATTGAACTTGATGATCCCTTAAACCAAGTTGGTGGTGGTGTTATTGATGTTGCTTCATTGGCTTTACGACTTGCTTGTATTCTTTTGTTCAAACCCAAAAGGAGAAAGCTTTTAATACTGGATGAGCCATTGAAAAATGTTCGGGGAAAAGAACACAGAAGAAGAGTTAGAGATCTACTTCAATCTCTGGCAGATGAGTTAGAGGTACAAATAATTCTCAATGTTGATCTTGATTCATATCCAGAATTTTCTTTGGGGAAAATTGTGGAGATGGGTATATAATTTAAGGAAAGGAATTTATATGTTAGTAATAAGTCGAAAAGTTGGTGAATCCGTACATATAGGAGATACAATCAATGTAGTGGTCATTGATGTAGTGGGAAATAAAGTAAGATTAGGAATTGAAGCACCAAAGGAAGTCAATATACGTAGAGACGAGGTTAGGGAAAATAAGAACAGAAGTATGGAGATAAAACAATGCCCGTCTGTGAAAAAGCAGAAAAACTCAGAGAACTTGTAGATGAGCCTGTTGCAGTTCTGGAAGATTATGGACTTGATGTTAGGGTCATAAATCTTTTAGAAGACAGATTAGAAATTGTGTATATGAAAGACCTTCTCAAACGCACCAAAGTGGAATTGTTAGAAACACCAGAAATTGGAAAGATGATGGTGGAAAACATAGGTAGTTCAATTGAAAATTTCTTGTTGTCTATAAAACAGGTATAAGAAATGAAAATAGCGGTAATTGGTACTGGGTATGTTGGACTAGTTACAGGATTGTGTTTTGCAACCAAACACCAGGTTGTGTGCATCGACAAAGATCCTAGCAAGATAAATATGTTGATAAATGGGAGAATACCTATATATGAGGAGGGGATTTGTGAACTGTTTGAAAAAGTCAAATCAAGAATAGAATTCACCACAGATGTTACTACTATTAAACAGTGTGAAGTAATTTTTATTTGTGTTGGTACCCCAGAAGGGGAAGATGGAAAACCAATGCTAAATCAAGTTTACTCAGCAATAGGTGATATTGCAGTACAAGCGGAGAGTAACAAGACAATCGTTATGAAGAGTACTGTTCTAGTGGGAACTTGTGCTGATTGTAATGATATAGTAAATCCTGCTTCTGACTTTGGATTGATGGCAAAGTACAAAGGGATACACCATGTGGTAGTAAGTAATCCTGAGTTTCTTAAAGAAGGAACAGCGATTTTTGATTTCTTCAATCCAGATAGGGTTGTTATTGGCTGCGACGGTGAATTTTTTGCTTCTAAAGTAATAGATGACTTGTATAGATCTGTTTTAGAAGACACTATCTATGTACACACCTCCACCAGATCGGCTGAGTTGATAAAATACACTTCCAATTGTTTTTTGGCTACCAAGGTTGCTTTTGTTAATGAACTATCTGAGTTGTGTGAGCTACTGGGTGCTGATATCGAACAAGTAAGGGCAGGAGTCATTACTGATAAAAGGATAGGAACCCAGTTTTTCAAGCCAGGACCGGGGTATGGTGGGTCTTGTTTTCCGAAGGATGTAAAAGGATATATAAACATGGGGCAGATTGTTCACAAAGAGTTGAGAATAGCCAGTGCTGTTGATGAAAGTAACAAAATAGTAAAGAGATTTAGATTGCTAGATAAGTTAGTAAAGGCTGTTGGTTCTGTAGAAGGCAAAAAAATAGCTGTATTGGGAGCAGCATTTAAGGCAAGTACAGATGACATTAGAGAGAGTTCTGGACTGGATTTAATAAGTAACATAGTGAAACTAGGAGGAAAAGTATTTGTACACGATACTTTTGCTACAGAGAATGTTGTTAAGTGGTTACTCGATAATGGACTAGATGATTCTGTTGTTGTTTACCACTGTCTAGATTTCATGTTGAAGGAGCCAAATCTAGATGCAATTGTTCTCGTTACTGACCATGAAGAATACAAAAAAATCGACTGGAAAAAAGTAGTAAACAATTGCAAAGTACTAGTTGATGGGAGAAATTTGTATTCCCTGGAGGAAATGGCTAAAATAGGAATGACATACCTCAGTATAGGTAGGAAAGATGTTTTTAGAAAGGAAACTGATGTCCGTTAAAAGATATACCTGTGACTTGTGCGGGAAGCGTGTTTTGAAAGCCCAAGCAAAGATGTTAGGGGGTAATACTATTGTATGTTTGAAATGCTATGATGGCAGGAAGCCTTCCTTGATAGCAAGCAAGAACACGCCTAGAAATTCTAAGTGTCCTTGTGGATCGGGGAAAAAGTATAAGAGTTGTTGTATGAGAAGTAGAGTAGGAGGATAGGAAACAATGGCCTGGAGAACGTCAAGTACTCGTAAAAATGTTGCTGTCATTGTTCGCAGACAAGCAGTACGAAATGATTTGCTAAATGGTTTGACCAATCAAATAGCCCTTGCTGCAAGATATGGAATATCCCAGCAGTCCATTGGTAATGACATATCTGTCATACTGGGGGATATGAGGGAAGAAAATAAACAAGTAGCCAAGGCTGAACTTTTGATTGCTCTCAGTAGAATGGAGGACAACTATAAAGAAGCCTCGAAAGCTTGGAGGAAGAGTAAAAGAAACAAAGAGGAGGTTGTAACTGATAGAGTAAAGAAGATTTGTGTGGCTTGTAGGGGAACAGGAATGAGGAATGCAAATCCAGATACAGAAGAATGGTGTCCTCTGTGTAATGGAGATGGTTTTATCATTCAGGAAAAGATAACCAGAAGAGTCACAGGTCAAGCAGGAGATCCATCATTTCTGAAAGAGCGACGTGAGTTGATAAAGTTTAGGTGTTTCTTGTTGGGAATCCCAGACAAGTCCCCTGATGAGAAACCTATAATCAATATAAATTTTGCTAACATTAGCAACGACAAGATACTAAAGGCATTGAGCGCCATAGAACAATTAAGGGAAGAAAAGATCAAGGCAGAGGCGATCAATGTCCAGTTCGAAGCAGGAGCTCCAAGCTAACGAGTTACCCCTTAGTGAAGATGAAGTAAAAGAGATTTACATAGAGAAGTCAAAGACAGATTTCCTTCTCTTTATTCAAGGGTTGAAGATACCCAGTGCTACAGGTCCTCGATTATTTGCCAAGTGTATGGTAGATTTTCAGATGGACTTTTTTGCGGCTGTAGCACCCTCTTTTCATGCCATCCGTGAT